CTTTTTGCCTTCGTTATCATCTTTACCGGGCTTCTTGTCGGCCCAATTAGGAACTCCATCTTTGTCATCGTCTGGTTTTTTCTTAGCAAAAGGATTTACTCCTTTTTTGCTTTCTAATGCTGGTTGTTGGGTGCCTTGTCTTGCTGCCCACATTTCGTCATCAGCATTTCTTTTAGCATTTCTTGCTTGGGATACAGCATCTGTCCTTGCAGCCGAAGGTTGGGTGCCTTGTCTTGCTGCCCACATTTCGTCATCAGCATTTCTTTTAGCATTTCTTGCTTGGGATACAGCATCTGTCCTTGCATCTTGAGCAGGCGGCATCCCCGGTCGACCAGTAGGTTTGGGTAGGACTTTAGTACCACCTTTAACTAAATTCATTATAGGGGCAAAAGGGTTGCCACCCTCACTCATAGGACTGAGTAGACTGTCATTAGGTGGCATATCCGCTTCTTTAATTTTTTTCATTTGACTACCAGCAATACGCATTGCACCTTTTACACCATATTTAGGTGTAAGTTTTTTAACTAACGCTGCAAACCCTGTTGTAGCATTGTTAGGTTTTCCAATGTCGCCCTCCGCCATACCTTGATCTTTATCAAAATTTACTTCTCCGTTCTTTACTGCTTGAGCAGCAGCCGGGGTTGATGCTGTCCCTATTTTTTTACCATCTGGTCCCATAATATCTGATGCGCCGGGTGCAGCTGGTTTTACAGTAAATTGACCATCTTCATTCAATGCAGCATCTAATCTTTCAAACCAATCTTTCAACGTTTTACTTTTTGTTTTTGGTAATTTGTCAACTGCTTTACTTGGTTTATTACCAATCATAAAATTAGATAAAGATTGTGTATCATGTGATGTTGTTTTGCCTGAACTATCTGACCCTTTTGCTGGTCGTCCACGGCCACGTTTCTCACCGTCTGCTGGTGCAACTTTTTTAGTTTTTTTAGTGTCATCAGTGGATAAGTCATCAGGTTCACCTTGATACGCAGTACCATACTTACCTTTATGAATTATAGATTTGCCCTTAGCATCGTCTGGATCTTTCCAATTTCCAGTAAACGCATTATTAGTAGACTTGGCTTCACTAAGTTCAGTCATCTTGTTCATTAAATCTAACATGTTCATTTTAATATTCCTTAAGGGTTATGCTCTTGCACCAGTCGCTGGGTTTTTAGGGCGAATTATTTTCGTCATTGGACTTTTATTACCTAACTTTTTATCATCTAAATTTGGCTTAAATGGATCAAAACTATCTGGGGTCCTTTTACCTGCATACGGTATATCAATTTTTGAACCTTTTGCTTGGTCTTTAATTGAACTTAAATATGAATCTCCATATGCTTTACTTGCTTCTCTAGATCCTGATTGATCTTCCATTTCTTCATGCGTAAGTACCGGACTGTTTTTCATTTGATTTGCGTATTCATCGGTTTCACCATTAATACTATCATTGAAAGAAGTACACACTACTCTTACCATATTAACATTATATCCCAATAATTGAGCAATTTGTTGTATCATTGGCTCTGTGGCTGGATATCTAAAATCTGCTTTAATTATCGTTACTGATTGATTGCTTTCATTAGGAAACCCATACGGATCTTTTTGAATAGGTGTCTTAATAGGGTCGCTAATTCTAATTGGATCAAACTTGTTTAGATTGTATATAAACATGTCTAAAAAGTTTTTATCAACGTCACCCGCAATTTTGATAGTGTAATCATATGTCTTTACACTTTCGGTTATATAATATTTTAGGCTTTTCATTTCGTATTCCTGTATAGTGTATTTATCATTCGTTGTTTGTTTTTCCACTCAACATTTTCAATAATTCATTTCGATCCAATGCATGTCCAGTACCAAGTGGGGTTGATTCCACTTCTTCTACTTTTGAAGTAATTTTATGATCTAAATGCGCCTTTTTTAACTGCAATTCAATCATTTTTAATTTTTTATTTAATTTAGCCGTTTTTGCTGTAATTGCATGTCCTAACATCGTGCCTGCTACATTAAAGATTTCACTACTAAATCTACTATCAACTTGCATACCTAAATCACTTAAATCTTTAAAACTATCTACTGCCATTCGTGCTAATTCATCTAATTCAGTGTCACTGGCATCTAATCCGCGTACCTGCGGCAATGATTGGTCTATCTTTTCTAACGTATTTAACGCATCTATAGTTATATCTTCTGCACCGTCTGGAATAGGAACACTAAGAGATTGTATTTCATCTTCAGGTAACTCAAATAATGCTTGCAATTTTTTTGTCATACAAGTATTTAGTTACTTGTTTCTACCGTTGTGGAAAAGTTCATTTTCAGTTATTACTCTAAATGTGTAACCGTGATGCTTGCAATATGCTACTGCACTGGCCCATTTAGCATGATTTATTGCAACAATTATTTTATCTCTTGCACTTGCAACTTTACTTTCAATTAAACTTTGTTTTTTAGGTTTAATTTCAACCATCTCAGCAATTTGTTTTCCGTATTTATTTTGATATACTACAAAAAAATCAGGAATATAATTAACCACTTTTCCTTTAAAAGGATGTCGGTATGGAATTGATATAGATTCACTTGCCCAATACAATACGTTTTTATTAGAATCACAAAACGTCATAAATGTTAATTCCCAACCACTACGATATTTAGGGGTATTCTTTCCTATATATTTTTGTTTATTAATTGGCGTAAATAAACCCTGAGCATATGATGCCATATTATTACTGAACTATATTTCTTGCTATAGTTTGATTAGGTGCTGGAGTATTGCTTATACCGTATAGTGAAGTTTTAGATTTTAATCCATTTAAATAATATGCTATAATTTGATTCATTTCTAAATTATTGTTGGTTCCTTGTATGTAACCTAACAACTCTAATACACTAATATTTTCTTCTTGTGCTATTCTAAATAATACTGCTGTAAAATTTCCTGCAATATTCCTAGTAGCGCACACTGATGTAAAATATCCATTTACAATGTCATATTCACTAGCATTTACTTTAACATTGAAGGCATAAAACGAATCAAAAATTCTAACTGTTTGATCCATTTGGCTGCGTGTGTCAAAAATTTTACTCATATTATTGTGCCCCGCTGCCCCCACTAATTTGTTCTCCTGCATTCGGCGGAGAATCAACATTTGACGGTCCCGCACTTCCTGAATTTCTGACGCCGTTAGTATTTATAACACTAGGGGATGAAGCCTTTGTTGGAAAGTTAAAAGGATTATTATTTAAAGGGTTTGCAGCACCTCTGATGGCAGCAGTAATTGCACCCTGTGCTTCTAAAATAATATTATTTTGTAATTGACCATTTTTAGCATTATTATAAATTCCGGTTGCTACCTTTGCTGCATCAAGTAATCTACCTTCTTTAAGTGCTGAAACAAATCCTCCTGCACTTTCTATCAATCCGCCTTTTCCCATAACATTACTATTAGAACCCAATTGAGCAATAGGGCTTAGTGTTCTGTCATAAGTAGCGTTATCACCAAACCCAGTAACAATATTACCGGGGGCATTTCCATCCATTGCACCTTCATTATATACCACTGTTTCATAATTAACATCCATTGACATTTCCATAGTACCGTTACCCTCTGAATAACTATATGTATCTTGTCCCATTTTAGTAAGCAGCGGATTAATTAAAGTATATGCTGTATAATTATGTTGATTAAATCCAAAAATAGTAATATTATTAAAAAATGGTTGCTTAGGTGCTACTGATGATGTAGTTTCACCTATATAACCCCAATCATCATTTCCGGTTATTGACGGAGTATAAGTTGTTCGTTGATTATAACTAGCTGCACCGGCGGGTTGACCATTGTCAGCAAAAGCAGATGCTCCCCTTGCTCCACTTAAAATGACATTGGGTTTAGTTCCATCTTTGTAGTAATAAGTGTAATATGCTTTCCAAAGTTGATGTATAATAGCTCCGGCAGCACGTCCATCAGCAGTTCCGTTATCATCGTGAAACTTAATTGAAACCGGCTCGTATTTAATTTTTGTTTGAACAATTCTTTTACGATTATATTGATTTAACTCATGTGTTGCAAAAGTAAAGCTTGGCAGGGTAACTGATTTTACTAGCAATCCAAAATTAGCACCGGTACCTACATTTTGAGCATATGCTGATGTATTAATATCAAAATACACATGAAATAAGAATTTTAATTTTGGTGCATACTGATATCCGTTGGTCCTAAATGTTTTAGAAGCATGGGTATAATCACGCAAAAAAGTGCGACTGCCTATTGAATCAGTCGCACCTTTTAATAAGTCTTGAAAAAATCCAGCCATCTAATTTACGATTAATTAGCCGGCGCCTACACCACTTACTAATGCCCCGCCTAATTGACGAGCAAATGTTCCACCAACATTTTTATCATCTGGGGTAAGAGCAGCGTTGTCATATCTAATAGATAACGCTATTGTGACTGCCTCGTTGTTTGCATAATTTAAAGTATTGTAATTAGCAGATACTAAAAAGCAGCCATACAATTGCCATGTTTCTAATACACCAACTGCTGCGGTACCGTTACCACCATCTAATATTTGAATATTAGTTTGAAATTTATAATCTTGTCCAGTTGCAGCACTGGCTTGTTCAAAAAAATCCATTTGCTTTTGCAATTGTTGCCCTACTAATTTAGATACTGCGCCTCCGGCATCATCTCTAAGATTAATAGCTGTAGGAGACCAAGTTGGTTTACCAGCTAAATATAAAGTTGAATTGTAAATAGGCAATGTAATTTCACCAAAAGTAACAGTAGGGCGTGAGCAATCTACTACTTGTTGTGTTAATACTGTTGATGCCTTATCCACTCCAAAATTTGAGAATATAACTCTAAATCTATATTGCAGTTTGGGCATTAACAAGCCCTGGTTTGCTGGTGACCCGTCTGCTGCCACGGACATGTTTGTTAATGATGCTGATGCCATTTTTAATTTCTCCTATTAATAGTATTTATCTTAGAATATAAATGTCCCAAGGGACATTTATATTATGCTCCAGATAATTCTCCAGTATTTAGAATACGAACCGGGATATATATAAATTCAGCAGCTTTAACTGGTTCTACTGCAACATCAATCCAAAGTTCATTTCTATCAATTCTAGCCGGTGTATTATTTGAATCATCACATACAACAAGATAGTCATATAAGCCGCGTTTAGCAACTAAGTCTATCATTAATGATTCAACCACTCCAGCAATTTGCTGTCTTGTTAATGCATCATTAGGTTCAAACACAAACGGTCTAGCTGCTAATGTTAGTTGTCTACGAATATAAGCAACCAATCTAGCAACGTTAGTTCTGTCTAACGCACTTGAAGAATTGAAGGAGGTCTTATTACCATAATTCAATAGTCCAACTCCGGTAAAGAATACCATTGGATTAATAAAATTAATATATAATACATCACGAATACCAAGCCGTGTTTTAATTGTTTGGAATTCACCAGTATCACGATTTAAATATCCAATGTTTAATGCATTATCAATTGTGCCTCTACGAGTACCTGCTGCTGCTAACCAAGGATAAGCATTAGTATCATTACGTAAGAATGTACGCATCATCATATGTGATGCTGGAACTACAACTTCATTACCTGATAAATCATTTGCTATGCCACTTGGATAGAACAATCCTAAGTATGTGTTACGGGTAACACATCCTGCTTCTCCGGTAGAAGTAGCACCCGCGGCGTTTGTAGCCCATGCTTGAATCTCAGTAGCACTGTCGGCTAATCCCAATGGAGTATCACCTAAAATATATCCAGTTTCGCCTCGGTCAGCATTTAATACAACCATATTTGGTTGTAATTCTGGGTAATTAGGAGTAGCCATTAAGTTAAAGAAATTATCTTCATCACGTATATCAGTATTAGTGTCTATTGCTGAACGTAATGATTGAACAACCATTGCACGTTGAGCAGAACGACCCATATACGGACTACCGTCAGAACGCAACCCGCTTACTGTTACCCATGCATCTGTTTCAGTTGGAAGAGTTTCACCTGCAAAATCAGTATTGTTAAAATAATCTACTTTAAATTGTTTTACATTATATCCGCTGCGGCGGGTATTGAATAACAACATTCCAACTGGATAATTAGCATCATTTGGAGCATCTAAATCTAAGTAATTACTTGTTAATAATGATACGATTGTTGGAATAGGATCATTATATGGATTTGTGGTACCATTCAATGCCCAACGAGCATCAGCAAATAATACACCGTCAGATGATACTTGGTCAGTAGAATCTATTAATACCCACTGAGCAACTCCATCCACTAATTGCCAACGTTTAATTACAGGATACAGTTCTAAATCTGAGGTGTCAATCCATAAATCTCCGTATACTAATGCAGTGCTATCACTTTGTAAAGTAGGTGCAGTAGCACTTACCAATGGACCAGCCGGGTCAGTTGTATTTGATCCTGTTGGGGTTGGGAATCCATTAGCGTCATAGTTTTGATTTTTATATCCTTTCCACGCGCCGTTGTAATTTACCATAATATCAACTTGATCGGTAACGCTATAGAACCAATTAGTATTATTAGCAGGTGCTACATTTGGTTGACCTTCATTGGTTTCATATGTAAATTCTACCCAATTACTTAATTGTGTTGTATATGTGCTAACCGCCGTGCCAGTAGCATACGTAATTCCTTGAACTGCACCGGCACCACTAACTTGAGTAACTTTTACCGTTAAATTATTAGCAGCAGTAGCACCCCCTAAATTTGCACCCACAACAGTAAGAACATCACCTACAGTGTATCCTGTACCAGCGCTACCAAAAGTATTTTGGTTTATAAGATATGACTGATACGCTAATCTTACTGCAATAGTACCTATACCGGATCCGGTTCCGCCGGTTGGCACAACACTAAAATTGGTGACTGCTGATGGTCCATATTTGCAACTATCATTTGTGCCTTCTGCAAATCCGGCTAAAGCAATTACCCCATTACTAACTCCAGTACTTGTGTTAAAATCATTTAATATAATTTCTCCGCCCTCAGTATGAGTTAATACAATAGATCCTGCCGCATTCACTGATGCTTGAGTGTATAATATTGCTTGGGATGCCCACGCAGTAACAAAAGTAGCGGCAGTAGCAGAAACTGGAACAGTGACAGTATAAACACTTGATAACGCACTTGATCCTGGCACACTAGTTTGAACATACAAGGTGTACGTTTGTGCGGCAAATGCATAGGTAGTTAATGAACTAGTTACTACGGTTGGTCCAGTAGCAAGTCGCTCCCATAAATACACAGGCCCAGATGCATATACATCGTCAAAATTGTATTGTGCATATACACTTCCTGCCGGAATTGCTTGCCCGCCAGTTGAATCTATATCATACGCGGTATCCCAATCTGATGTAGCGGTAGTTACTGTTTTAGTTACCCATGACGCAGTAGTAGAATTAAATTTAGATACCGCCGGATTTAATCCATTACCGGAAGAACTTCCTTTTAACCAGAGGGATCCGGTTGGATGAGGGTATGTTTGCCCTGCTGCCCACAACGGCATTTCAGATGAAGTTCCCCACACTAGTCCCGGTTGATAATATGTTCCTGCGGTAATTCCCAAGTCAGTCAAAACTGTACCAGTCCCAGCGGCCACGGTTATAGACACATTAGATTGTGAAAATATACGATTCTGCATAGAATAAATGTTAAGTTTTCCACTTGCTACACTTGCAGATAAATTAAAATAGCCCAATGCATTAATTGCAGCCGCCACACCTGAAACGGTGTTACTAGCAGATGCCGGTACCGTTACAGTAATTGTGTAAGTCCCATTCATACTTAATGTAAAAGTGTTTCCGGCAGTAAGTGAACTTGGAGAGTTTGTTCCTTGGACCGTAGGCCATGATTCTCTCCATCCAACTTTTCCTACTCCAACCCAAGTATTAGATGGAGATTTATAAAAATACTGTTCTACATACGAAGGACTAGTTGTCATTTGAATTGCATTTACCGCATAATCTCCGATATTACCTATACTTTGAATTGGAGCACCTGACGTTAACTCAGTAGCATCAGTAATAACAATTGGAATTTGCTCTACGAATTTAGCAGTTGTTGCATTAAATTCAAATATACCCCAAGTTGATGTAGTGCTATCTAACCAGTAGGTTCCGTCATCTGGGTTGGCAGTAGGTCTGCCTGTTTGACCGACTAAGCTGGCTAAATCAATGGCACAGCGTAAAATGTAGGCACGATTGGTAACACCCAAAGTTGAATATGCTGCTAATAATCCATATTCATTAAGTTCATATCCTTGAATTGGTGTACCTGCAGTAGTAGAATAGAAAAATGGTGTTCCATATAAATTAACTAAATCACGCTGACTTGTTATTTGATACAATTTATTAGCATTAGCAAGCGTAGTTGCTTGTGCAACGCCGGTGCCAGACGCATCGGCTTTATTTTGAGCAGTTGCTAATAAGATAAGGGGAACAGAACTGCCTGGTGCTGGTAAATATTGACTTTGGTCAATGATGGTGACTTCTACGCCGGGTGATGTTAATGCCATTTTATTTTCCTTTAGTAAGATTATGAGGTTTACAACCTGTTTGCATACTATTATTTATGCATAAATCTAAAAAAGTCGGGATAACCGTACCTTTGAAGGTCTTAGTAATAAATATAATATGCCACTACAACGTCCAATATGCAAAAAATGTAACAAAAATCACACTGCTATAAATTATATACGCAACGGTGTTACACATTATAGAAGTACATGTGATGAATGTGGTAGAAAAAAGAATAAGTTGAAACCAAGACAGCCTAGTTGGCAGAAAAGTGTATACAAAAAAAAAGCCACATGTGATTTATGTGGCTTTCATAGTAAGTATCCTTCCCAACTAACTGTGTTTCATATTGACGGAAAACTTGAAAATATTGAGTTATCTAATCTTAGAACTATATGCTTGAATTGTGTAGAAATAGTTAAAAAAACAGAAGTAACTTGGAAAAGAGGAGATTTAATTGTTGATTAAATTTTTTATTTTTTCATGTAAACTATCTATAGTGCCGTTATTCTCTATAACATGGTCATATTTTAATCCAACGCTACTGTATTCACTAGCATGAATTTTCATATTATCTAATTTCATCTTGCTTAATGCCCAAGATGAATTACCATTTGGACCTCTATTATATGCTATTGCTGAATCATACCATTCAGGATTTAAGCCACGTTGCACTCTAATCGCTATCCCGCCTGCATTTTTGATAGCAGCAACTTCATTAGAAAATCTGCAATCTGTAATTACAATATCTTCTTTGGAATTCAATAGTCTATGTTCAACACTTGCTACCCAAATATCATTATGAAAGTGGTTACGACATACATCTGTGCCCCAGTACTGTAGAATCCATCTTGGAGTAATATCCATTTTTAAACGATTACTCCACCACTCGTCTTTTTGTTC